AATCCATCAAAATTCATTTTTTTATGCACCCATTCGTCAGAATTAGGCTTTATTGAAAAAACGTATACATAACCATTGGTATTGGTCGTCGTTGTCTCTTCTTTCGAAGCTGTCACCAAAATCACTGGATCATTATTGTCGTCGACAGTTAAACCAATGTAATCGCCGAATTCTGTATCAAAATTATCATCAATCGGAACCCCATTCGAATTTAAATTTTTAATAGCATCGGAAGTGAAGTTTCTTATAAATTCATATTTTTTACCATTAAATCTGAATAGCATAACCACCCCCATGTCAGTCCCTGTCCATGTTTCTCCGTCATAATCTTTTCCAGAAATTATTAGCCACTCGTTAATAGCTTTAACACTTATATTATATTGAGCTATCGGTCTTTTGTATTCTGGAGGAATAATAATTTCATTTATTTCCCACTCATCCAGATCATTTAGTCTATAAATAAACACATTCTTAGTGATCCTTTCATTATCAATCTGATCTCTTGTCTCTTGGGTTTCCTCAAGATGAGACATCCTAGATACGATAATAGTTTTGTCATTTACAATAGTGCACGAGCTGCTTACGTTCGATGCGACGTTACTAATCTCAAATCCTTCGAAAACGCCTTCGAAATCTGGGATTGAATATTCAAAAGAAAAATACCCGTTGGTTGCTTTGTATATTTCTATTGAATCTATATCATCCCAAAGTACTGCAAACCTATCTTGAGATGGAAAGAACTTCGCGTCCCTCGGCTTTGATCGAAAACCATTATCTTTTATCTTTTCGATCTCTTGATGTGGATACCAGAAGCCATTACTATCTAATTTAAAAATTAATATGAGCGCTCTGCCTGAACTGCCACTTCCGCCGAAGCTGTTGGCATTTTTTTGGAAATGATGGATAAAATAATTGCCCTGAGACTCGGAAACTTCAGGGTTGTTGGGCAAAAAATAATTTCGCATTGAATAATCAACCAATTCAGTGTTCCCCCCAATTAGCACTGAGTCTGGGTGCACAGCGCCATCGCCATATCTTAGATCTATATAGTATCCCAGGTAAAGATATTCAACAATACCATACGGCGTCATAATTCTCCGTAATGCTATTTGTCTGAATTGGGCTGTAAAAAATTTTACCCATAAGTAATCTGTATCGCTCGTATTGTATACTCCAAGACTGCCGTCAAAACGTGAGTTAACTTCCGCCCCATTACTTGTCGCCTGAGGGTAAGCCGTCCAAATAACTTGACTTGGTTGTGTTGCGTAAATATTTCTAACAGTCCCTATGACTATAGCTTGGGCTCGAGTTGCTAACTTTCTATAACCGAAATCTCCTTTTGCTACGGGGACTGTTCTAACGCTACAGTTCAAAGTCGCTGACTTTTTAGGACTGAGTCTTAAAAATAGAGAGTGAGTCCAAGCCATAGGAAATCCCGTATACATACGTCTAGTATTTATATACAGGAGTATAGCAGTAGTTGTTCGCGCGTATTCTCTTAGGTAATTACTCCTTACATAAGAGAAGTTAACATTTGTATTGGCATTTATCGTATCAAATTGCTGACGATCCTGCTGAAAATTTGCTGTAGAAGTTATCCCCACCAGAGTAGAATTTGTGGGTGTACCGTCTCTAATCATCTGATAGTTATTGGATACGAAGTGATCAATACCTTTGCCCAAATTTTGATAGACAAAAATATTTCCGTAATCATCAGTAGGCTGCGCGCTTTGGATTCCATTACCCCATTTGGTATCGCTAATAAATAATGTTCCATCATTCAATGCAATAGTCTCGCCGTATTCGGTATTTTGACGACCTGCTCTGCTCGAATATTTATTAAAAACTTTCGTTGGGTTTACATATGGCAGTTTAGATGGATCATATTCGACCTCGTCTTTTCTTCTATACCTTTTATCTTCTATAGAGTGGCTTAGATTGTAGACTTCTGGAATCCAAAGCTTTTTAAGTTTTGCATCATAGGTTCTAGTGGGTATGGTATCAAAATGTGTAGAATTTATTTTTGTGGCGACAATTGCAGAACTCGGATAACTATACGTAGTGTCAAACTGCTCGTTGATTGCGCTTAGCATGATGCGCCTTTGTATGAGAGATGAGTTTGTTTCATACATATCTTTAGAAACTCTTATGTATCTTGGAAAACTTGATTTTAATTGCTCAATAGTTAAATCAGAATATTTAGGGTCAGATTCTTGTAAAGATTTGTAAGAATCAAAATTAAAATCATCACTCTTTACCAAATACCCACCTATAGTTTGTCCCCTATAGGTAACCTGAGATACCTGATACTCAAGTGTGCCCAAGAAACCCCATTCATATCTTACTTTTATAAAATTATCTAGCGGATTTCCTATCCTGAAAGCGAAGTCTACTTCCAAGTCGCCACCACCATACCAGTTAGGTTTATCGGTAACTTTGTAAACCTGATCAGCTTTGTGCTGCTGGTCACCTAATGCTTTAATATCCAATATCGCGCTCACTGAACTTACATTAGGATTTTTGACTATATGAGTATATGCTTGTCTATCTATAGGGTCTTCCGATAAATTATTCCAATTAGAATAATTTATCCCGTTCCTTATGTCGTCTTGGTTATAGGCATTAGCTGGACTAGATGAAGTTATAATATAGCCAGGTTGAATTCCCGTCTCGGCAAAAACTAAATCTTCGTCACGATAATCGCTACCAGTTATGTAAAAATTAAATGTACTGTCGTTGGAAGTTTCAAGGGCAATCTCAATCGATTCTGAGTACGGCGTTTGTTGAAAAAATGTTCCATAAAATACGTCAGTCCCCCCAGAAACGTCGGTAACCCTTCCAGAAAATCTCCCCTGCCCCGTTATTGGATCAAAGGCAGTTACGCCATCTATAGTTTCTTTATATGATAGTGTTCCTGTTCCTGTGTACACTGTATCATCTTCCCAACCACCAATGGGTTCGTTTAATTGAGTTCCTAAAAAACCAGAGCCTGACCTTTCGTAATAAAACAGTTCCCCCTCAAAAGCTTCAACTAAGTATGATCCTTCGAAACGTCCGCTATTTATTATAGAAAAATTTCCTATACCTCCGCCATCGATCGTTGTTATATCCAATATTGGCTGTTCGTATATTTCTCCAAATCCTCCTGAAATTAGTGGTTCATTCAAATTAGAAAAACTTAATTCTACTGGATGAGCATTCGTTGAATATCCATTACCAACATTAATTATATTTAAACCAGTCAATGCCAATACTTGTGTCTTCTGTATTAGTGTTGCATTTGGAAGATTATTAGCATAAATTCCACCACTCAATAGTTCTATTTCGTCAATTTGTTTAAAAAGAGGTATTGCAACAACTTTAGTTTCTCCAAAACTGACCCCAGGGTCGGTTTTCCCAAGTAAACTAAAATTAATTTCTTTTTGATTTATAGGTTGTGAAAATTCAGGAATAGGTGCACTAATCTCCGCTCCGTATCTGCAATTAACTGATACGTTTTGAAAATTATAACCTTCTCTAACTCTGTTGGGCATAGAAATCTTTCTATTCTGGCTCCTGAACCAATTTATAACCCTGGGCTGTCTGAAGCTCTAATACAGGTACATCATCTAAGTAAACAGCCTGAAGAATATCAACTCCCTCCACAAGAGTTCCATCTGGATTAACAAAACCTTCTATTTCGCCTTCGCACAAAAGATCTAAGCTACTTAAATAATCAGTGCTTCTTAAAAAATTTCCATTTGGCTGACCCAACAAAGAATAATTTACATCCGCGTCTTCTTTGGAAGAACCCCTTCCCTTAAAAGATTTTAAAAGTTTATTTTTAAATACTCTCATATTACATATATTCGTTCTTTAATAAGCTCAAATTCAAAAATTCCGAAATTTGATTTTTAATGTTATCAGAATACCCAAAATCACTATTATCGAATTGATTGTTAGATAAATCTTTGTTTAATATAAAAGAGCTGACAACTTGAGATCCAATTCTTAACCTACCATAACCTAGTGGCAGGGCTTGACCCTGCCTTGCTAAATTATCTGGGGTAGAAAACATATAACTCTCTCCTTTAATAGACGCTTCTATTCTTCTGTCATTTAAAGCTTCCTGCGGAAACAGTAAATATTGTATCCCCGCTACTACCAGATTCACTACTAAAGAAATTATAATACCTACTGGGTCGGCTCCTAAAATACAAGGAACAAATTGTATTTTAGATTCTGATTTTATGTCTGTAAAATTGTCTACATTTTGTATAATTTTTTCGTCTACTATTATTTGGTAGTTGATACCCTCCCGAGATTGCTGTAATAAATAAGACTTGAATTCTGGATTAATGGTATTCATTGCCGAAACCGCGTTCTTGAGAGTGCATATGTTATGAAACTCAAATGTTTTTCCGAATTTTTTTGCTATTTTTCCATGTAGTATTATTTTAGTTTTCATTTTTCTGTTGGGTTAAAATATTCTATCCCTACTTCGGGAAAATTTGTTGTATTTTCTATTTCTCTATACTGAGTCCACGATATCGGTCGCACATGTTGCATAATTAGCTTACTGCCTATTTTCAGTCGACCATAACCAACTGGAACTTTCGAACCTTGACGCTCTTTGTTTTCAAGACCCGAGAATCGGGTGCTTTGCAATATCACCGTAGTGCTCACTCCAAGTGATTCTGATTGATCTTCATTGGGGGTGATCATACCCATGATACCACCAATTAAAGAGCTACCTAAAAAATTACCGCCCAAACTGCCCAATACCCCACCTAGTGCGCCAATATGCCCGCAAATGACAGGAACTATATGATAATCTTCATCCCGCTTTACTGTCTGATAAAAAACACCTTTTTGAGCCTGTCGCTGAATAAATAGTCTAAAACCATTAAACTTGGTGTTTAAAATATCAAATAAAAATGATTCGTCAATTTCAGAAGGCATATCCAACTCCACTCCAAATTTCTTGGCTATAATTCCGTGTAATTTTATTGACATAGTTGATCTTTCATTTTTTTAATCAACTTTTCATCCGCGTCTAAAAACTCTGGTTCATAAACGGAAAATTTTCTAGTTTTATTAGAAAATACTACAAATGGGATGCATGTAGCTTCTGAGCAGGTTTCATCATATTTGCTTAATTTTTCGTTGCCACTAGGATGAGAATGAAAAACTGCTACTAAATTGTTGTTTTGTTTTGCGTACAAAAAACTTTTAGCAGAAATATAAAACTCAGAACTTCTATCTTCGGCCATATTTTCTACCTCTAAAATATTAAATTCTCCATCTTCGAAACAAATAAAACCACAGACCTCTTCGGTTTGTTTTTTAAAAGCTATTTTCTGTATTTTTTCTGCGATCATTAGTAACTAAAGTTATCGGTTCCAGGAAACCCACCAAAAGGTAGCGTTTTATCACTATTTACTCCGTCGTCAAAATCTTCGTTATCGAATCTCATTTTACAAGCGGATATCTTTTTAGAACAACAGTCTTTTACCCAAAGATCAGACCTAATATTTGGCTTAAAGGCTTCAGAACTTGGTGTGTGGTTAGATTTACAAACATAGTATACTGGGTGATTTTGAAAATAGTTTGCGGTAAATCCTTGGGAATTTTTGACACGATCGCTTATGGTGTATATATAATCCCCGACAGAATATGCGGCGTTACCTGTTTCCCACATACCTTTGTGCACAAGGACACCATTAGAGCCATGTATGCTTCCTGCTGTTTTATTGATTGGGAATAATTCTGGATTTAATTGCCAGTTTGTTCCATTCGCTATAACAAAAGATTCATCTCTAATGTCCGCTATTGGTCTGTCAGCTCCATCACTCAAGCTGGCCGATGTAGATCCGTACCTGCATCCATATCCTCTATAGACCCAATTGCAGTATCTCGCTGATATATCTCTGCTGGGTATATTAATATTTTCCAATTCTAAACTGGAAACTAGCTCAAACTCAGCCATCATTTTGTTTTCCATCATTTT